CATCTAGGCTCATCACACGTTCCCTGTCGTCCGGAGCTCACGGAAGCAGTTGGCCAGCGCCCGAACGTCATTCTCAGCTCGGTGCGCACCCGTGAACCCCTCGCCGAACAGGAGCTCGTGCAGTGCATTCAGATTCAGCCGGAACCCTTTGATGTGTTCAGTAGCTTCAACCGTGCAAACAAGATCGGGCCACTCGACTTCAACCCCTGCTCGCTTCATCTCAAAGTCCACCACCGAGCGGTCATAGCTCAGATTGTGCGCGACAACCTCGTCGTGAAACTCGATGATACGTTTGATCTCTTCAGCGTGCTGTTTGAACTTGGGCTTGCCAGCCAGCATTGCGGGGGTGATGTTGGTTATGCGCGTCACCTCTTCCGAGATGGCGAACCCCGGATCGAACATGAAATGGTAGTGATCAAGCTCGTTGCCCTCGAGGTCTAGGCTCACACCAAAGAACTCGATTATGTGAGGCTGCTTGTCCAGCGGCTGGAGTTTGTTCTTGATCAGATCTGTCGTTTCTGTGTCAAAAACTAGCGTCTTCATTTCCCCCGCTCCGCATTTATCTGGCGATGCCGATATTCACAATCGAGTTCCTGAAGCATCATCGAATAAACAGCATTGTCGTCAAGGCTGTCCGGATGCCCGCCGCGCGTAAAGTTCTCGGCATAGCGTGTAATTTTGCTCACAATTTGAACAAACACGCCGAACCTATTAAAATCGTCGACATTGTGCAGAGTCAAACCATTCGGAAATAATGAATGCATTATTTCGCCGAACCGTTTGTAATTGTCACCGTAGAGCTTGTTCCGCTCTTCATATATCTTTGCTGCATTGCGCAGCATTTCCGGCACATTCATCAGTAGCCTCCGATTGCTGGCTGAAGAACGGTCAATCCGTAATTGCGCAGTCCTTCGACCACCGACTCACGGTCATCAACAACGAACCAAACATTCTTCAGAACATTTTCCTTGCTCCCGAACTTTCGCTCAAGAGCGTTGATCTTCATCTGGTGGTCAGGTGCCCAATCGTCATCTGGCCGCATGATCAGCTCTTCATAAAACAATTCGAGCTTTGTCGTTGAGAGCCATTCTTTGGTCAGGTGACGATATTTCTCTGGGCGTCCTGTCAGCAGTATAACACGGCTGTAGAAGTTGCAAGAGCACATGAGGTCTGCAACATTGACTATCACCGGATCCTCCAGACAACGCTTGTGAAACTCCTCCCACTGCTTTGTCTGGGCGAATTGGATCCGATGCGAGCAATCAGCGATTGTCCCATCAATGTCAAAGATCACGTAGCGCATTTCACTTCTTCAGCAGGTCTGCTGCCTTTGCGAGTTGCATCTTCAGCTCTTTGCTGTCGAGGTGCTGGGCGACTTCTTCGATCAGGTCAATGGCCTTTTTGTCCTTTGGCTCAAAAAACGGTCTTACCCAAGGCCAAACCTCAAACACCGACTCGCGCATCTGACGAGCAATGGTTTGATACTCGCCTTGGACGCGCATCGAGTCACGCGCACGCAGCAAATCAACCAGAGAGCGGAGATTGTACTTTGCGATGATGTTGCAGTGAACATTCATCGGCAGAAGCCCGCGCGCGTCTTCGAGCTCCTCACCGTCCTTCACCATCAAACGGTAGCTCTCAAGAGCCATGCGCATGCGCAAACTATAGTCATCCTTGTCGTGAACCGATTCAGGGATGTGATAGCTGACTTGCGACATGTCAGTGACACGCTGGCTCTGCATCGCAAAGCTAGCTGTGCGGGTGCGCGTGATCTGCTGGGCGCAAGCGCGCGTCACATTGTTGATAGAGAAGATGACATCGACGAACTCCCAAGAGCTGGGAATGGTGTTGCTCATGTAGAGCAATTCTTTGTCGAGTTCTTCCACGGGCATGTTCATAAACTTTTCGAACCCGTCAGGCGTCATCTGCAGACGTGTGTTCTTTGTGTATGCCAAGAGGCGCGCAGCGTAGCGTTGCTCGTCCTGAGTGCCCTTGCCAGTGAACCAGAGGAGGGAAACTTTGGGATCGTTCATCTTCATTTCTTTCTGTGGTCATAAGATCCGTTATTGATAATGCGACGGATCACTCGCACGTCATTCACCACATCATCCATCAGCAGGCCAGGTCGCCATGTGGCAAACCTGCCGAGCGAGTACAAATTGAATTTGTCTGTCGCCCAATAGATGAACTGCTTGCGTTCGTTCTCAGGGATAGGCAGGATCTTGGCATAACGCTGCACTGACCAACGCTCATCACTGATGACCGCCTTGTCTATGCCAAGAACATACAAAGCATTCCTTATCAGCTCGCGCCGTTCACGCTCGCTGTCTTGAATACTTTTCATGTAAGTCATGACGTCTTGTGGGGTGCCAATGTGGGGCAGCGACACTTCCACCGTCATGACATTGCCAGTCAGACTCACACGGTTGAAAAGCTCCAATGGGTCAGGAACATACACAGAAACGTACGCATCTACATTTTCGACTGTGCAGTTTACATTGAAGCCGTTGACAAACCGGAAAGCTGGCTTTTCCTGCCATCCTAAGATGTCCATCATCAGCGGCATCGGTACCGTCGATATGATCGGCTCGTCCGCTGCTTTGATGTCATCCAAGTTGATCGCTCGACCGAACTCAATTGTGCATCCTGCACGTGAGTGCATCTGCTGAATAAGGTCATTCGGCGCTATGTAGCGTTTGTGAACCTCAGTGCCAGCGGACATGATCGAACGCAGCGTTGCTGTGCCATTGCACTTCATCGAGTAGGCAAGGCTGTCTGCCACAGGGTTCCGCCACTCGTGGACCGCCTTCATCATTTGGACTTGCTTGAACTGGATGTCCAGTGCATCTCCAACGATCGAAGAACGGAACCGCAGAACGGCTGAATGATTGTTTGGCAACTTTGGTGCTGCCTCAATGATCCGGACATCTCTGTCACGGATCATCCCTGCGGCGAGAAGTCCCGCCATACCTGCCCCGATGATGTGCATTGACTGCCTACTTCTTTGCTGGTTTGATCTTAGCAATTCGCCCGGCATAAAGCCCAAGCAATTCGAGAGGAACCTCGTCGCCACTCTTCAAACGCTCCTTGATGTGAGCGATCAAAGTCTGGGGATGAATGCCCATCTTCGAACCAACATTGTAGCCTTTGTCGGCCAGATCAGCAACCAGCGCCAAAGCCTGATTGTGTTCCGATTTGCCAAACTGCAAATTTACTTCGGTCTTGATGAGAGATTCCGCACCATTTGATTCGAGCCAGCGGATGGCCTGATCACGACGCTGCTCGTCCTTAGGCAATGAGCCAGAGACGAAGTCGTCAACAGTGATGCGGAACCCGGTATCGGTCTTGAACTCTGACAAGCCGCACTCTGCCATCATGTCAGGCAGGTCGACTGTCTTCATTTTGTTCAGACGCTTTTTGAGGTCAGCGAGGTTGTCCTCCAGATCCTCGACGAGACGCTCGGTCTCGATGACTTCCTTTGCCATCGAGACCAAACGCTCCATAGAGGGTTCATCGGAGGCAGTTTCACCGAGGTCGAAATCGATGTCTGCCATGACCCACCTCACATAGCTGCTTCGGAAGAGCTTTCTTCTTCAGCGCCGATGTCGCCACGGACTTCGCCACGCTTCAGCGAGTCGCGGAACGCAATCGCCTCATTGTAATGATCGCGCCAGTTATCGCCCATGTCCTGAAGGCGATCACCACGCTCGACCTTCCAGCCCGACCAATCGCCCTCGGCGTTGCTCTCGTCGACAACCGAAAGGTTGTAGACCCGATAGAACAACGGAGGAGTGAACGTAGAGCCATCAGCGCGCTGCACCTTTTCAGATGTAGCGAGCGTCAGCCAGCGCCGAGCCTTCTTGAGCTGCGTGGAAGCCATCGGAAGGAAACATTTCCGCCCGCCAGCCGACATATTGAGTCCGAAGAACTGAGCGGTCTCGGCAATATAATTACCGTCCGGTGTGGTGGGTCGGTTCTTTTCGTCAGGTTTGCACAAGTCCAAGATCGACGCGTCGTCGTGAATCTTGACAAGACCCTTGCCAGAGCTGCGCGGAGCCCACTCCAGGTACTGCTTGATGTAGTGAACCGGGAGGAACAGTAGCGGAGCCTCGAAGATCTCCTGCGTGCCAACATCGCAGATGTCCCCAACTTTAGCACCGTTGATGTATTCAGGCTTCTTCGGCTGGACCTGCGGGCTGAGTGCCTGAAGGATGGTCAGGCGAGGTATGATGAGGTCACGACTCGTGACGTTCTCAAGACCCTCCCCCGCGAAAGCCTCAAAAGCCTGATCCGCCACGACGACGGCATTGCTCTTTTCAGCGACGGCTACTTCTTGCTTCTTTGCCATATCTATGCTCCTTGTCTGCTTAGGTCCGGTCGATTCCGAAACCGTTTTTGAGACATTTTCGATTATGCCCCAGCTTTTGGAAAAAAGCACGGACTTTTTGGGATTTTCCGCGTAATTGTCGTAACTGTTTGTTTTTTCAGCAGAAATTTTTATTCAATTTGAGCAATTTTCTTGTTTTCTTTTCTGATGGAATCAGGCATAATGCCTTTACTGACCGATTCGGCAGGTAGATGGAGAACGAAGATGATGACCAACCTGAACAACTGGCTCGACAATGTCCCCGGCCTCAAGACCGAGAAGGGTGCCATGGCGCGCTTGAACAAGGTTATGGATTTGGTCGAGCAGAACGGTTCAAAGTGGATGATCTACCGCAAGCCCGACAACACCTACGTTCCGCTCATCATAGCCTCCAGCAACGATTGGGCGGTCGGCACCTACGCTCACTCCGGCCTCTACGTCACTAACTAAAAGGGAGCTTCGGCTCCCTCCCCTCTCTCAGATGGAGATTAAAATGTTCAACCCCGACAAACCAGAAACGAAACTCTATCCGACCTGCTATGTCGTAGAAGAATTAGAACTCTACGATTTCCCAACCGTTATTGTTATGCAGGCTGTGCTCTATATAGAAATCGACCAAATCAACGATTGGTATGTCGATTGCATTAAAATCGACACGAACGACAGACCGATGGTGCTGCCGGAGGGCCACTGGCTCGATGCTGCCATCCGCCGCACGATCACTAAGAACCATAAACTCCAACAGTCGATCTACGACGCTTGCGTGGAGGAAGGACAATGAGCAAGAACCCAATCGCTATCGAGCAAATCGAGCCCAACTTCTATCGCGTGACATATTTCAGCAGCGAGGCAGGCTGGATCAACAAGACCAAATTGCACAAAGACAAACGCATCGCATATCGCGCCATGACCGTGCACGGGAAGATCCAGTATTTTCCCTCGCTCGATTCCGCCCGTCTCTTCATCATCGAGAACTATCACTGATGACCCGGATCAACTGTGTCCCGCCGCAGGAGCTGCACGACAAGCACCTCGCTGCTGAATACTACGAGCTGCCGCGTGTCTTCGGGCTCGTGCGCAAGGCTCTCGAGAAAGGTGTCGATCCGAGAGAGGTCGAAGCTCCCCAGCAATACACGCTCGGCACCGGGCATGTCAAATTCTTCTACACTCGGCTGGGCTACTGCCTGAAGAGACAGGCCCAGATTGTCGCAGAGTTGAAGAAGCGCAAGCGCAACCCCAACCTGACAGAAATCGAAGGATTGGCAATAGGAATCCCCAAGCACCTGTTCAATGACTGGGATCCAGACGAAGCAGCCATGGCGATCAATCGCCAGCGGCTGGAAGAAAGACTGACGGAAATGTCCAAAAAACAAAAAAGACCTGTCCCAAGCATCAACGACTGAACAAATTCTGTTTCCTTTTCTTTAGGAGCAGAGTTAAATAACTAGTGTTAGATAGGAGATGAAGATGAGAACTTTCGCTTTCGACTTCCAAGCAACAAAAGAGATTTTCGTCTGTGCGACAAAGCGCGCGGCGATCAATCTCGGCAATGGGTTGGTGCTTGTGCAAGATTCGTCAGACCTTGTTGACGCGCGCATCTCAATTGACCAAATGGTCAACTTCT